TAGGAGAGTTAAAAGTGAAAGCGACTGGAAGAAATACTACGGAAGCTCTCGTGAACTTACTGAAGATCGCAAACAGTTCGGAAATCTGGTCTTCAAACGAGACATTTTAAGCCTACATAAAAGCAAGGGTCTCACAAATTTTGAAGAGACCCGACAACTATTCCTAAACAATGTACTTACGGAGGCAATGACAGATGGGTCACCAGCGTTTTACAACTCAAACATCCTTGGTAGGTACATGCGTAAAGATTACTTCAACCCTTGACCGCTCCTGATAGGTCTGCTATAATTACAAGGTAGTCAAGAGGGTTCCCAATGAACGCAGAGTTCTACGAGCATTCAAACGAATCGGTTGAAGACGCACTGTTCGATCTTTTCATTGACCAGTTGCATCACTTTGCCGAGCTCGAAGATCCTCAGACTATCGCATGGGTCAGTAGCTCAGCGGATAGAGCAACTGCCTTCTAAGCAGTTGGTCGCAGGTTCAAATCCTGCCTGACTCGTTGCCCTTCGGGGCATACGGTCCATTAGAGGAAAGCATATGACTACAGCACAACGCTTCTCGTCTCATATCGAAATTCTTTATGAGGCAATTGATCGTCAGGTAGTTCTTGACACCGAGTATCCTGTCATTTATAATCAGGTACTGAAACATTATGAGGAAAAAGGTGTCGATTTCTATGGTGATGTAGACGAGGATTACGATATCCTCTTAACTAAACTTGAACAGGACCTCTTTTATTATGAACAAAGCGAAAGTTCTTCTTGAACGATTCCCTTATCGTTATGTCGAAGTCGGGATGCTCGAAAACGGGCATCCTGATTACAGGATTCAGAAAGCAGACCACTATACTAAACGGTATAGTGACATGTATCTTCTTGACAACCAGATGCAACTTCTGACTGCCATGGAAGACTTTGAGTACACTAAGTGGTTGGATCCCGACCGCGTTCCCTGCTATGTAAAAGACCGAGTAAAACCATGAATGTTTATCAGAATGCTGTCGATGCTCTCAAAGAGTGTGTCAAGCAATCAATGGAAAGTGATGTTCCCTCCAATACTCAAGGAGAAATCTGGCGTCACTATCAAGGCATGAAAACTATTGCCGAACAACTCAAAGATACTGATGATCTTCTTCATTCTCAGTTCTTTCTTTCTGAGTCTGAGGGAAAGGATCTCTATGATCCTGACTACAACATTCAAGCAGCACAACCTGTTGACTTGAACATCGGTAATGATGTCATTACATTTTCCTAGTCTTTGCCAATAGACTATAAACTAGATGGTGTTTAGCGCGACAGAAGTCGATACTTTTATCATGAGAGGTGTAGTATGCAACCAGTAATTCACGAATTGTTTCCTACGCCTCTTTTTGAAAGTCGCATACAAGTGCAACAACAATGGGTGGATGTTGTAAAAAATGTCCCCTATGAAAGAGGTTACGATCCTAACTGGACATCTGTAACCAAAGAAATCCTGCAGTTACCAGAACTATCTGATCTCAATCAAGAGATCACTGGTGCTGCAGGTTATTTTGCGTATAATGGATTAGGTGTCGCTCCCAATATAGAAGTTTATATCTCTAGATCATGGTCTGTAAAACACAATCCATGTGACAGAGCAGCAAAGCATTGTCATAGCAATTCTATTTGGAGCGGTATCTATTACATGACAGTCACTCCAGAGAGTGGTGATGTTTTATTTGACAAAGGAAACTTCTATCCTAATTGTTTTTTACCTACGATAGATCCTGATTGTTTTGAAAATGAATTTACTAGGAGGCAGTGGAGATACACCCCTAGTACAGGATCTCTCCTCATCTTCCCCAGTCAACTCTTGCATGATGTCCTCCCTAACGAATCATCTATTGACAGATACTGCATTGCATTTGACATTTTCATCAGAGGAGAGTTTGGATTTGCTAACGGAAACGGTATTCGTATCAACTGACACTTGACAGAATGTAAAGAAATGCTATATAATGTAACAGTTCTTTACATAAGACAATGACCGTAACAACAAATGAGTTTGGGCAACAGAATATGTTTGCCAAAGAACCGCAAATGTATGTTTCTAAGACTGACGCTGAGCGTTATGGTTATGAGACATATGCAGAGCGGGCAGAAAAACTGAATGGTCGTACAGCGATGCTCGGTTTTGTTGCAGCAGTGGTGTCTTATGCCACCACGGGTAGTCTGTTCTTCTTCGGAGCATTTGGTATCTGATGATTGAACTGCTCACTTATTATGTAATCGCTGGTGCTCTTATCATTGGAGCACCTGCAATCTTTTTTCTGATCGCCTTCATGCCTGCTCTTCAAAATACAAAGGGGCGCATGGTAGGATACAAAGATCACAAAACATATGGTGATTCTTCAATCTATGAGAACACACCATCTGACACAAGCAAATTTTACCTCACTTTGGAATCATGAACGAAAACGCTGAAAGGATTAATGGATGGGCAGCAATGCTCGGAGTCGTCGCTGCTATGGGTAGCTACGCAGTCACTGGTCAACTTATCCCTGGTATCTGGTGAATCGATTTTTGATGTTCACTAAAGAGTCCTGTGGACCCTGTGGACTTGTAAAGCGATACATCGATGCTATCAAAGATGATCGCACAAAACTTATTGAAGAAATCTATCTAGAGGACTTCAGTGACCAACCTATCCCTGAAGAAAACCTTGCTATCGCTAAGAAGTATGAGGTAACAGCTACTCCTGTATTGGTTGTTACTGATTCTGACGGTGCTATCTTGGGTAAATATACAGGTGGGATGGAAATCACACAAAACATTAGAAAACTATTTGATCAATATGTCTGAACCCGTAACAGATCTCTACGAAGATATGGAAACCCTCAATACTCTTTACGAAGAACTATGCTGGGACGCAGATAAACCTCTAGAGTTCAAAGCGGATTACGAGAACGATCAAATTATCATTAGACTAAAGAGGGACTAAATACAACTGAATATCGTCGTCGCATGACAACGGGGTAACTGGCACAATCCAGTTGACGCCCCGTTTTTTATTTGGTACAATAGCATGGTAGTCTCATGAAACTTATGTCAATCGCAACTGCACTTGGTGGTATTGGATTGGGCGCTGCTCTCACTGTGAGTTTGATGCCGCCCCCAGTTGAACCGCCCCCGCCAGTGGTCGAGATTACCGTCGATGAATATGAACCTCGATGGACCTTGCCTGGCGGCACCCCCGAAGAACAATATGTCCTCGAACAACTCCAAGAACATACCCGAATCACAGATCCTAATGCTCTTGCAACGATCTTGGGTAACATTAAACAGGAAAGCAAGTTCATTCCCAACATATGCGAGGGAGGGGCTCGAGTTTCTTACAGGGATTGCACTCGCGGTGGTTATGGTCTTATTCAGTGGACCTCAGTAAATCGCTATGACAATCTCGGTAGGTTCTGTGACACCTATGGGTGTGATCCTAGCAGTCTTGAAGGTCAGACTCGCTACATGATCAATGAATCTACATTCCAAAAGTATCTTCCTGAGTTTGAAGGTCGTGGTATGACGGTCTCTCAGTACATGGTCCCTGCTTATTACTGGTTGGGATGGGGCATCAAAGGTGCTCGTGAAACCTATGCATATGAGTACACCAAGAAACTCGTTCAGGTTTAAGTACAAATACTCAACTTTGGAGGTTGACGGAAAACCGTCCCTCCTGTATAATAAATAGGTAAACAAATGTAACGGACCATTGAGTCTTCGTTACATACCCCTGCCGCTTGACCGAGACTAGGCAGGGTCAACAATCCGTCTCTCATACCTCGTCTAAGGGTGGCGAGGAATAGTAACTCCACCATTTCCCTGATGGTCTTACTTTTTGTTTAATTAAAATGGCTAGTTCAACTCTTTCGCGTCAACAGACGCAATCCACTTGGGAAAATTTCTGCGAGTGGGTAACTTCTACCAATAACCGCCTCTATGTCGGTTGGTTCGGTGTGTTGATGATCCCAACTCTGTTGGCAGCAACCGTCTGTTTCATCACCGCCTTCGTCGCTGCTCCTCCTGTGGACATTGACGGCATCCGTGAACCCGTCGCTGGTTCACTCATGTACGGTAACAACATCATCTCTGGTGCAGTTGTTCCCTCTTCCA